TCAGGAGTCTCTTCCCAACTCCACTCCTCTTTACGACCCTTACTGTCTTTCTTTTCTTTCTTGGGCATAGGTAGTTCTTTATCGAATAAAGTATAGCATAAAAAAAGGGGGGTGTCAACTGGATTGTGCCAGTTTACCCCGCGGCGACGATATGGATTATTTATCAGTCTCGTCTAACCCATACCAGAATTTTTTCTGGTGTTTCTCTGGAACAATTCTACCCAGAGTGACAGTGAGAAGACCATTCATAAAATCAACAGACTTGACCTCGGTATCATCAGCGATGGTCCAAGCCCTTGTGAAAGACCTCTGTGCGAGACCACGATGAACATATGCGTCATCAGGTGTGTCAGTAGCCTTAGCTCCCTCAATAACCAGTTTACCCCGTTCTGTGAAGACCTTTACATCAGTCTCAGCAAAACCAGCCAATGCAATTTCTAGTTTGAACTGATCTTCAGTTACAGCAACTAGATTGTATGGTGGGTAGTTGTTTGTTTCATGGGTGAAGACACGATTGAAGTAGTCTTCCATTCCAATACTATTTCTTGCGATTCTATCAACCAGTTGGTCGATATTGGCAACATTATACCTTGCTAGTGTAGACATAGTTCTCCTTAGTAAGCGAGTATGTAAAGTAAAGACCCCGAAGGCATCTTTAGCGTAAAAGGGGATTCCGCAGAACCCGAACCTCTTACACACTAATTATAACAGATACAAAAAAGAGGGATGTAGTAAAAACTACACTCCCTCATACGGGTTTCCGACATTCGTAGAGTCTGCACGAAAGACTCAGAATTATTTAGATTCTTCTTCCTTTACTTTCTTACCAATATTATACTTCTGTTCCAATACCCAATCGTTCTTTTCACGATAAGGAAGAACTTTAATTTGATTTAAAGGAGCAATATCTAAGATACTATCTTCAGTTACTACTGAAATGAGACCCCAATCAGCAAGCAAACGAGTAATACGATTCCTACGCTGAACATCATTAACAGTAAGATTAGCGTATTTGCCATCAAGAGCAAATAACTCCTTAAAGTGTACGATATAATATTTACCCTGTTTATGAAGAATATGGCAAGATTGGTAAAGTTTCTTTTCTTTTCTAGAAGCTACACCAATTCTAGTAAGAGTTTCTCGTACTTTAAGGAAATCATCAGGTTCATTTAACTTGACCTCAATCATCTTATTTTGAGACCAAGAAACCTGAGGCTCAGCTGTTTGTGTCATTTTTTGCCACCAATGTCAAGTCTTTGTTTCATGTAATCGATTTGTTCAGTGGATAAAATCCTCATGACTTGACGTGCCTTTTCATTACTATAACCATAGTATGATTTTACAATATCAAGATCGGAAACTTTATCCTTCCGAATCCAAGGAGAGAATCTCTTCCTTTTTCTCAATATATTTAGATAAAATTTATATTGCATATCTTTATCTAAAAAATGACACTTGTTCATTTCATTGGCAAAGAGTACAGAGTCAAGGTGACCTGACAGACATTTGTTAATAATAAAGGGGGGATATGACTTGATGATATTCTCATCATCCTCAGTAAGGTCTTCCTTATTGAAGTTGATAGAGTTCAGCCAATCTTTCAGTTCAGGTTCCATCAAAAGTGAAATTCAATAAGTGGTCTTGGTGGTATATTCCAATCTTTATGAAGATACTTCTCTCCATGGTGTCCGTAACCTGGACCACCGTGGGAGTGACGGTGACAATGCCAAAGACCATCCCTGTTGTGATAGTGGCAATGATTATGTTTTGGAATATATCTTGGATGATGATGATGAGGTTTCCCATAGTTGGGATGATTGGGATACCTCCTATGTGCCATAGCTGGAGCAGCAAAGACAAGGCTACCAGCTAGTAATAGAATTAGTTTCTTCATAGAATTAGTTTCTTACTAGGTGTTTGAATCTTATTAGGATCAAAGATACTCTCATAATTCTCTACAACCTCACCATTAGCATCACAGATATAGACAATAAAACTTTTGTCAATAGTGAGGGTTGTATCTTTCTTTTGAAGAAAAGACCAAGGACCAAATCCAATAGAACCCTGTGCGTTTGGCATAGCAACTAGAGGATTCTCAATCTCAATAGTCTTCTCATTTTCATTAATAAGGTTGAAGATTACTTCTTCACCCGTGTTCATACGAAATACTTTTACATTCATTCTACTTTCTCCAAAAAATTATCAACTGAGTTGGCCATGACTCTATAACCAGAACCAACATAAATTTGACCTATGACTACGGCTACGGTAGCTAACCCCCAGAAATAATAATAAAATCTGGACTTTTTCTGTCTAGTTTTACTCATTTGAATTGACACTCCACCATAATTTCAGTTAAACAAGCGAGAATATTTATCTCTTGATCAGCCACGAACGAACTTTGATACTGGTACTTAGCGATAATAAGGACAGCTGCAGCAACACCAGGACCTTCAAGATTGTTATAGCAGGCATCGTAGATGCTACGAAGAAGAACAGCGGGATCGTTATCAAGATTATTAACAACCCACTTACGGACGCTAGGAAAGTCTTTTTCCTTGAGTTTTTTGAAGAGGTCATCTGTTTTTACCGTAGCGAATGATGCGAGAATACCAGAGTTAATCTCTCCACCAGAAGAGTATCTCTGACACTCATTCAGAACACGTCTCCAATCAGGAAAGTGTTTTTGGATGAGTTCTACCAGGACCTTGTTATCATATTTAACACCCTCTGCACCCAAGATTTCTTGGAGACGTTGGAAAAATTGTCCCGCAAGTTGTTGACGTTCCTTTCCTCTAAGTGAGAAATCGATGACTGCAGTTCTGGAGTGGAGAGGTTGGATAATTTTGTTTTTGTAGTTGCAAGTAAAGATGAATCTACAATTACTAACAAATTCCTCAGTAAATGCCCGTAAGGCGAGTTGTACATCTGGGGTTGTGTTATCTGCTTCATCAATGATGATGACTTTGTGTTTAGCAGTTGACGAAAGCGATACGGTCGAAGCAAAGTTCTTCGCATTGTTCCTGACAGTGTCCAGGAATCGTCCCTCGTCGGATCCGTTAATGACATAAACATCTACTCCAAGTTCATTACATAAGGCTTTGGCGACAGTGGTTTTACCACATCCAGGAGGTCCAGACAAAAGAAGATTAGGAACCTCACCTTTATCTAGAAAAGCTTTGAATGTATTCTTGATATTGTCAGGAAGTATACACTCTTCAATGGTCTTGGGTCGATACTTTTCGACCCATACAAAATCATCACGCATAATATAAAATCAATTAGTAGTCTTGTTGATAGCTAGTAGAGTCTCATAAGGAATCCATGCTGGATGTTCGTCAGCGAACTGAACCTGAACTTCAGTAATTACTTTTTCAAGTTCTTTACTATAAGTTTCTCTAGTATTTTTTACTGGACTTAATGGATTAGTAATCATTCTAAAGGTCGAACAAATTCATTTGACACAATATCAGTTGCCTTCAATTGTTCTCTCATATATTCTACACCATTTTCAGGTATAGCGGTATCCCCACAAGTAAAGACATCACAAACTGCCATACCGTTCTCTGGCCAAGTATGAATACTGAGATGACTCTCAGCAAGCATAACAATTCCAGTCACACCTTGAGGATCAAACTTATGTACTGTCAAGTCAAGTAATGTTGACTTACATTCTTTTGATGCCCTAAACAAAACCATTCGTATGAACTCTTTGTCATCAAGCAAATCAAAAGGACAACCTTTCAAAGTAAACAAAATATGTCTCATTATACCCATTCAGGTTTGCGGTCAGGGATACGAAGATAATTATCTTTTACCCATGGTTTAGATGAAATATACATCTTATAAGCAGTGAAGATATCAATGCTTGTATCATACTTGAACTCATCAGGTCCCGCAAAGACAAAGGGTGTTGTATCCTTTCCACTGCGACCTTGTGGGTCTGCAGTAGGAAGTATCTCCTTTGCTGCCAGAAGCGTCTTCTGACAGGTGTGAACCTTACCATAGCGAGCAGTGTACTCATCACACATAGCAAGTCCATGAGCAAGCAACCACTGCCAGTTAGTCACAAACTCATTTGCCCATTTAGTACAGGGATGATTACGAAAGGCACCCTTCTCAGTAGCATAGGGAATACCATCTGCTCTAGGAAGAGTACCAAAGTTATGTCCCCATTTGTCAGAACATACAATAGCAAGCATCTGACAAGTCTCTAAGGGCATTTTGACAATATGTTTGTCAGGTAGAACCCTGGCAGATTCCCAAGGACTGGGAGAAGTCACAAAGATATTCATAACAATTTAGATAATGAAATCGCTAGTAGGAATGTCAACATTATAACCACATCCCATGACTTTGTCCTAATGAAGTAAGGAATCGAAATAAGATCAGCTATAAAATGTGTTGTCACTCCAACCATCACATTAACATGGAGGACAATAAAATAGGCAATGATAACCAGACCACTACCTACAATCCTCATACAAATATCAACCGAAGGTCGAGTCAGGTTCAAGTGCAATATAGTAGGTGACATCTTGATTTTGATTGATGAAACGGGAAAGGAGTTTCTCAGACACAACTACATCGTAGTTACCAGGAATAATCTTCAAATTCTCCTCTTTGAAATTAAAGACGAACTCAAGATCTGTCTCACCAACAATGATCTCAAAATCATTTGAGGTATCATTCTTCTTGTCTCGAGCAACCAGTTTAATAACACCAGACTTACCAATGACAGAGACATCAGGGACCTGATAGACAGATGCTGATTTCTTAAGTTGTAAAAGATCTTGAGATGTCAAAATAAATTTAACATCCTCAGATGGAAGAGAAATCTCTTTATCGGGAGGAGCAACAATCACAGAAGGATCTGCGAAGAAAAACTTAGAACGTCGATTACCTTCACGGATAACAACATACTGGTCATTTTTAAATTCCAGTTCAGGACTCTGGTGAAGGCTCAGTCCGCTAAGAAACTGATTCAGATCATAGATACCAAAATCCTTAGGAAACTCCTCAGATACATTTGCTTCAACCAGGATGTTCTTCATTACAGAGATAGAACGAAGTTTTTGACCCTCTTTAAAGAGGATAGATTGATTGATAGTAGAGAAGTTCTTCAGAAGGTTTACAGTGTTTTGACTCAGTTTCATATTCATTGATTATAGGTTTCAGATTGGGTGTTCTTGTCATTGAAATACATCAGAAGTACAGCATAATGCATAATCTTCAAAATGTCACGTCGTGCGGTTCCCTTCTTATCATATCGGGATGCATACTTGAGGATGTTACTACGACAGAAGGCTTCACCATCACCACAAGATTCAATAAGATCTAGAGTTTGAATCTGATCAGAAGAATAGTGTTGATTGTAGGTATCCGTAATGTATCCAGTGAGTTCCTTAAGAATTTCATTCTCATTATACTTCCACTGTTTCTGTGCTGGAGAGTTCAGATTAACATTCTTTAAAGTGATGTGATCATCACCCATTCTACCACCCATTGAGGAAGATCCAAATGTTATCGAGTCAGAGAAATCTCCCCCAGGAAGACCAGATCCAGAAAAAACAACAGGAGGAGTTGAACTTCCAGGGTCAATAAAACTCAATACATCAGGATCAGATGTAGAGGAAAGGAAACTCAGAGCGTTTCCATTGTTTTCCCAAAATTCATCATAGTCTTTATTTGTTGCTGTAGTGATCATTGAATCATCTCCATAAATCTCATCATATAAAAGTGACCAAGCATTTATCATATATTGTATCAGACTTCCTCCTCTTGGTCAAGTTGGAAGTCTACATCAACCTTATCATACAGTTCCATGAACGAAGACTTGGTTTCATCATCGAAACGATTAGTGCAAACCTCAAGTGCTTTTTTCTTATCAACAAAGATAGAATAAGCCCGAATCACATGAACCAGACGACGAGTAGAAATCACCTCTTCAATACCACCATCATAGAAGGTCTTACGGATAATGTCAGCCCAATCAGTCAGACGTTTACAGAAGTCAGGAGCGACCACTTTGAGATCACGAGCAACACCCTCAAGAATCTTAAGTTCGGTTGATGGAGTCGGATACTCCTGTTCAAAGGTGACAGGGAATCGTTCCAAGAATGCTTCGTTCAGAACATTAGTACCGATGAATCGTCCGTCTTCAGATCCCTTACCTTTAGTGTTGGCTGTAGCGAATACGTTGAATCCGTCTTTGGGTTGAATGAACTTACCAATCTTCTTGAGGAAGACACCCTTACCCTCCAGGATAGATTGAAGACACAGGATCTTATTAGATGCTAGGTCAACTTCATCTAGAAGAAGAACTGCTCCACGTTCCAGAGCCTCGATGACTGGACCGTTATGCCAAACAGTTTCACCGTTAACCAGACGGAAACCACCAATAAGGTCATCTTCGTCAGTCTCGATAGTAATGTTGACACGAATTAGTTCCCTTTTAAGTTGGGAACAGGCTTGTTCAATACCAAACGTTTTACCATTGCCCGAGAGACCCGTGACAAATGTAGGATAGAAAAGACGGGACTGAATAATTTTCTTAATATCTTTAAAGTTACCAAACTGGACGAAGGTATCATCTTTCTGAGGAATCAAGTCTTGATCAATAGCAGGTTGTGCGGATGGAGATTCATAGGTTTCTTCCAGTTGTTCCTGGACGCTCAAGTTCCATTTGCCACGACCAGTTTTGTAATCTGTGAGTCGTTTGGTGACGGTCACATAATTTTGACCGTTCATTGCACACCATGCACGAACGTCAGGTGCAGTAATGGATTCACCATAGAGGGATTTAAGCGAAGAGGTGACGTATTCGACGGAAAGTGACATGGTGGTTTGTTTTAACAGAGTCATCATAAAGGATGGAAGGGGTCCAAAGAACCCTCAGTGGACGGTTTCTCAAGTGGTCAACAGACTAATTCCATGAACTGACTGAGAACCTTCTTATTTAGAGCCTTGGATTTAAGATTCTTAGCAAAAGCGGACTTGATCTTGGCTTTAGTTGCCCCTTCCTCAACTTCAAACTCAACATCATTAGAGAGGGACTGATCAACCATCAAGAAATAAGAATCATAACCAGATGTTTTGAGTGAAAAGAACTTGTCTTTCCTGACTGATTTGACGGAATCTTCACCAGTGTAACGGCGGACCATTGAGTTTATGTCACGAACTCCAGCAAGTCTAATACCGATGAAGTTAGTGTAGGGAAACGACTCTTTCAAGTCACTCAGAAGAAGTTCAGTGAACTGGTAGAAGTAATCACCAATTTTGTAAGTGTGTCCAGTCTTACGATTACGAAGATAAGAATGACCACGGGTCAGATTAGCTGTTCCTTCCTTTTCACCATACCTCTCAGAGTGCCAAGGTTTACAGTATGAAAGATGATTTGCCTCACCATCAGTCAAGATAACACACTGAACTTTCTGAAGATCATAATTCTTTTGGAACTGGGGAATAATCTGATTAAGGCATACAAGTGCCTCATTCAAAGGAGTACCAGACAGACCATAACCTGCAGGAATCTCATAGTTAGTCCAACTCTTCATGTTGAAAACAATCCTCCAAACATTCAACAACTGTTTCTCAAGTTCCTTACGTTTTACATTACCAGTCAAAAGATTGAGGAGATTAAAATCCTTGTGGATAAAGAGATTATTGAGTTTCCAATCCATTGATTTATTTTCTCCCTTTTCATCTTCTCTATTCCAGAGATAAGAGTTAGTGAAAGCGTAGACATCAAAGGGAATATTACACTTGTTGCAGAACCACACCAGATTAAACAATTGTTTGATTGTGTCGAAAATACAACCACCCATCGAACCAGACCAGTCAAGAATGAAGATAAGACCATGATTCTGACCATCAGGAAGAATACTGACCTTACGGAAAAGATCTTCATTGTACTTATAGGTATGAAGTTTAGTACAGTCAAGAACACCAGTTTTGGATACAGTAGCTCTAGCGTATGCATCAGCTGATTTCTTACACTCAAACTCCTTGACCAGATAGTTTACCTCACGTTGAGCTGACTTCTTGAACTTTTGATATTCCTCATCAGCACGACTGAAGTCAGATTTGTGTTCGGTAACCTTACCAGTCCACTCATCAGTGTGTTGTAGAGGCATGGACTGAAGTCGCCAGGACAAGTCAAGTTCCTCATGAATTCTTTTGTTGTTGATGATGATGTTGTCGAGATTGACCTTAGGGACTTCAACATAGATATTGTCGATACCATTATCCAAACCACAAAGTTCAGAGATACCATCCTCAAATGCTTTGTCAGTGGTGACTTCAGGTTCACCACTTTCCTGATCTAGTTGATTGTCAGTATCTAGTTCTTGATTCTCAGATTCACGTTTGTCCGCTTCCTCAAGCATCTCCTCATGAGTCATCTCATCACCACCAGAGGAACTTTCAGGATTCTCCATAGAGTCACCAGGTTGCCCATTAGGAGTCTGTTGTTGAGGTTGTTGATGTTGGTCAGTGGAAGGAGTCTCAACTTTACAATAATTATAAACCTCTAGTGCAACCTCACAAACATCCTCAAAGGTATCAACATTACCAACTTTCGTAACCAAGATACTTTCTTCATAAGTATCGAAGGGAATGTCAACGAACTTACCAATCTTGAAGTGTAGATTAATACGGTCAGCCAGGTTCATTTTCTTTAGGTCCTGGTTACCAATACAGAAGAAATCCTCCTCAGAGAGTTCTTTGTATCCTTTGTAGAAACTTTTGGCGAGACCAGGATACCGATACTTCATCTTCTTCTCGATACGAGCATCTTCTACGATATTGACAAAGGAGTGGGGAATATTTTTCGGTGGGTCCACATTGGGAGTATAGAGTGCGTGTCCAACTTCGTGACCAACCAACATATCATAGACAGAGTTAGATGCACGTTTCCATTTGGGAAGAGTCAGAATACGATTATCAACATCAAACTGAGCCGTCATCACGTCTCGGTTCTCAACCACAATGTCCTCAGTGGCGAGAAGTTTGGCCAGTTGTGACTTAATTTCGTAATTGACTGTCATGGGTGGTGTCTTCCTGATGTACTTATAATACACTGGATCTGATCTCTTATAGGTCAGATGAGGACAGTTCATTAACTGTCTGCAGACCAATCCCCCGCACTCATAGAGTAACGGGGGACTTCAGTTGCAATTTTCCTTTAGTTAATTGTGGATTAAATTACTCCTCTGTAAGAATGTGTCTACAAAACCTCCTTGCTGTATGGTCGATGATGCCACATTCTGATATACACTGGAAATAATCGGACACTTGACTGTATTTGTCCCCCACACTGTTTTTTTCGTCCCATGTCCAGGATTCTAACTCATTATGGGATACCAAGTTGTGCATGTTAATCTCCGTATCACTTTATTATATAGACAAAATGTCAGAACTTCATGACATTTGGTAAATTTTTAATATAAATTTACAAATTCTTTACAAAAAGAAACCCTCATAAGTTTCCTCTTGAGGGATTGTCTCCTGGCCTTTGCCTGTCTGAGAGCTTGGGGTTTAAGTTTTCGTTTCTGTTCTTTATTTGAGTGATGTTGCCAGTTTGGAGTAGTCATTATTCTGTTGGAGTACCCTGTATCATACGGCTGAAACCCTTGTCTTTGGTAAAGGACTTGACACTTTCAAATTTGTCCTCAAGTCCCCCCTTGTGTGATATGACAAATATGTTTGCGTCTTTAATAACAAATCTGATAATTTTTAAGAATTCGTCTGTACCGAATCCATCCAAGGAACTGTCAAAGACTTCATCCATAATAAGAAGATTGGTGTTAACAGAATTCTTAAACCTAGCAACTTCTCTCCAGGTAAACAAGAGTGCTAGGTCTATTCTCATTTTCTCTCCTTCAGAAAAAGATGAGTAAGTAAAGTCTTCGTGTATAGGAGTTTCGATGGTTTCAGAGAACTCTTCATCTAACTTGAAGTTGATGTAGAAGTCCATCATTTGTAGATACTTATTAACCTGTTGGTTGATAAGAGGAAGATACTTCTTGATAATTTGAGATTTTACTCCACCGTCTTTAAGAAGACTATAAGTGAAGTCATGGTAGGAAATACTCTCCTTTACCTCAACAAGTTTTTCGTATGTATTCTGAAGACTTTCTCTAAACTCTTCTAACTTTTCATGTTCAGAATTTCGGTTCTGTATCTGATTGGTAAGTTTTTGAATTTCTGATTCAAGTTGTCTAATTTGTTTTTGACAACTATGGATTTGACTGTTGTTAGAAGTGATACCATTAAGTAATTTACTAATTTCTCCGGAAATAGAATTAAATTGAGACTCTCTCAACTCTTCCTCTTTAATTACCCCGAGAAGTTGTTCATACCCCTCTTGTAACTCTTTAGCCTTATTTTGAGAAGTCTCAATTCTATTTACACGAATAGATTCTTCTATTCCCTGACCACATGTAGGGCATACTGTATTATCGTTAAAAAACTTATGATCCTTAACTAATGTTGAGATTTTTTGAGAAATCTTACCTTTGATATTTCCATATTCCTTAAGTTTATCTTTATATCCATCAAACTTCAAAAGATTACCTTTAAGTGTCTCAATTTCTGAGTTAAGACCACCATTCCTATTCATGTAGGAGTTCTCTTCAGTGAGCAGAAATGAGATCTTTTGTTCCTTTTGATTAATGTCTTCTTGACTTTTTGACTCCAATTGTTGAATAAAATCTTTCTGCATCTCAACCTTATCCTTGAGCGATTGTCTCTTTAACTCAAAAGTTCTTGATTCATCTTTCAGACTACGAATCTTTTCCTTGAGAAGAACACTCATAGAGGAGAAGATCTTGATGTCTAGAAGTTCTTCTACGACCTCTCTACGGGATGCCTGAGGGAGTTGCATGAAGGGTACGAAGGAACTACTACCCAAGATGACAATTTGAGTAAATGACTTATAATTCATCTTCAGAACATTCTGTTCCAACCATTTTTGTTGGTCGATTGCAGAGTGTTGTTGATCTAAGAGTTCTCCATCTCTATAGATCTTAAAAATATTTGGTTTAATTCCTCTCTCAACTTTCCACTGAGTTCCATTTACATTGAATTCAATATCAACAAAACAGTTCTTTTCATTGGTGGTATTGATGAGCTGAGCTTTGTTGATTTTACGGAATGCTTTACCGTACAGAACAAAGGTCAATGCATCAAGAACTGTAGATTTACCAGCACCGTTTGACCCAATAATTAAGGTGGTGTTATGGTCATTAAGATTTAATCGTGTCGGTTGATTCCCCGTAGACAGAAAGTTTTTCCAGGAAATATTCTCAAAGATAATCACTAGCGTCGTCGGGAGGAATTACAATATCATTAGGGGTAATAATCGTATACCTGTGATCATGCATCTCACAGGTCTTGATCATTATATCATCTTCTATTTCTAACACATTCATCTGAGGATAGTCAAGTTCTTCCAGTTGCAGGGAATATCTAGTAGCATCATCTTCTTCTTGGAAAATATAGAGAACCTGTTCTCCTTCATCATCTAATACTGAATATGCTCCGTCCTTTTCATGACCTGCAACTGTAATTATATACATTAGATCACTTCACATGCTTCCTGATATACATCTCTGATTACTCTCTGGATTTTAGATTTATCTAGACTGACTTCAGATTCTTCAATATATCTATTCAAGATGGAAAGAGTATCTTCAGTTTCAACATCGATAATATTATCTTTGTCATACCAACCACCAAACTCAAAGTTCTCAACAATCTTCAGATCAGCAACACCGACACTGTAAAGTTTATCAATAAATTTTTCAAACTGTTTGACATCACTCTTCTGTTTGACAATGACCTTGACAATCATATCCTTATATGGAGTAGCATCAAACATCTGATAATCACTGTCCTCATAGTAAATGTTGTGGAACAGTTGATAAGGATTGTTTACTGGATAATGTTCATGAGTTTCTGTATCAAAGATGGTGAATCCTCTCCGATCACCGACATCTGTCCAGAACATCTCGTATGGATTTCCCAGGTAGAAGACCCGTCCATCATCCGATCTAGTGTGATAGTGACCGCTAAAGACCTTGGTGAACTTTGAATATAGTTCGCTCTCATGACCATGATCCATGACGATCTGTCGATTAACTCTAAATCCGTTGAGCTCAAGGTGCCCCATCGCGAATGGGCAAGTTGTCTTTTTAATAAGTTTGATAGTTTCTTTCTCATTATCTTCACATATCCATGGAATAAACAAGACACCAAGACCACCAATGTTTACTTCGGTAGCTTTTGAATAGGGAATGACATTATCATACTCTGTAAGTAAAAGTTCCACAGAGTTGATTTCATTACTATTCTTGTAATATGCGTCATGGTTACCAACAATCAAGTGCATCTTAATCCCTGATTCTTTGAGAGGGTCAAACACCACTCTCTTTGCCCACTGAAGTGATTTGAATTCAATACCTCTACGGCTGTCAAACGCATCTCCCAAGTGGATTACAGTATCGATTCCCTCTTTCTTCAGTGTGGGGAAAAAGACATCACGATAGAATTTTTCAAAATAATCGTGGAAAAGTTTGGAACCTTTTCTAGCACCGTAATGGGTGTCAGTAATGACGGCTACCTTTGTCATTGATAACGAAGTTTGGTGTGAACAGCATCTTTGATCGAATTGTACTCGGAGTAGTTCCCACTGTCAAGCTCGTTCGCATCGAAGACCTCATCAAAGTTGGTCTTCTCTAAAATCTTATTCTTAATTTCAAGTTGCTTCTTCTCCTGTTGGATACGCCTCAGGAATGCATAATAAATGATTTGAGTGAAATAAGCAAATGGGTTCTTAGATTTCTCAGGATTGAAGTTATGAACGTATCTTACACAATTTTCAATACCATCACAAATCATATCATCTTTGAACATGTAGTTCACAAAGTTTGGTTTATATGATAGATGATTAGCAATCTTCAAAAAACACTCACCAATATACCTTGGAATTTGAGGTTTT